CTGATGTTAGTTGTACCAATATGGAAGACCGACATAAGATGTTGAGTATCATGCTAAAATATTTTAAACGTGTTGGAGTTCACAAAGAATTTATTCATGTAGATGTTGACGAAGATAAACCTTATGGTGTTTTCGTTTACTAATGAAATTAAAAAATGCAATAGGTATCTGGAGAGAAAGACCCGAATATAAAATTCAAAAAGAGATACATTGGTTTGTATGGCTGATGGAGAATCCAAACAGTCCTATCGCATTAACTGGTGCAATTGATTTGTATAACCATGATATTATTCATATCCTTCTGGATAGAGGAATGGATATCAGAGATGAAGCCATGGTTATTGGTTTTACTATGGGAAATAGCAATAACACAAGATCATGGGTTAGATGGATTTTTGAATTCATTGCCCAGCACCTATATCCAACTGGATACAAATTTGACGAGCATGACCTCTTTGAGTTTGAGAGAGGATTTGCATACGGGTATACTAGACCTACAAGGAATATACACTTAGCTATATTTGACGAAAATGAAGAAATAGAAGATATTCGGAAAAAATTCGGAATAGAACTTATAAATACGAAGTAGAGGGGATAGGGTTATGGCTGCTTCCGAGGGAGTTGATCTTGAATGGGAGATTGTTAAATTATTAGGTGGTAAAGATAATAATAAAAAACATTCTTCTAAAATTTTAAAACAAGGAAAAGAATGTGTAAAACATATTCAGTCTTTTTCTGGTAATAAAAAAATCCAAGCTTGGCACTCAGACGATTCTAATAATCCAATAGGTAAATCTATTTCTGCTAAACCAGAACCTAAAACAGATATTGTTCTTAAAATAGGTACTAAAATTTATTTAGTTTCAGTAAAAATGGCAGGTGGAATACAGTTAGCATCTGGTCAAGGACAATCAACTGCGGAGTTATTTGAAGCAGCTGCTGAAGGAATAAAACAAAAGAGAGTTTTAAAATCATTAATTAAAGAATTAAAAGTATTACCAACAAGATTATTATCTGATAAAAATGTTTCTAGGATATTAAAAGAAGGTAAAGAAAAAACTATAAATGAATTTCTAAAAAAAGGAAAAGTTATATCAGATAAAAGTTATGATAGATGGTTAAAAGAAGATAAATTAGAATTAATGGCATCAATGTTAGATTATTTACAAAATAATAATGAATTTGCTCATGCGTTAATATTTGAAGCACTTACAGGAAAAAAAAGTTTAAGTAAATTTAAAGGTGCAGCTGCAGACAGCATTATTAGTCCAAAAGGTTTTTTTATTATAGATAGACGATATGTTAATAAGATTAAAAATAAAGTTAAATTTGATATAAGAGGAAAATCAAGAAAAGGAATTACAAGTTTAGCTTTAAGAATAGAAGTAAAATAAAGGAGATAAATTATGGCTTTACTAAAAGATAGCAAACCACAAAACAAATTAAAGAAGGTTACTTCAATTGGCTCATCTAAGAGGAGTATGCCAAAGAACAAGCATAAGAGAAGAAGTTGGAAACGATATAGAGGACAAGGTAAATAGATTTATTGAACCCAACCACATATCAATAGTAACACAATAAAAACAGCAATACAAGGAAGAAGTTAAGAAATATGCCAACTATTTTTACAAAAGGATTAAGCACTAATAGCAGACGCTGGAGAGATTTAGATTTAGACTTCAAAGCTCATCCTGTCACTAAGGATATTGTTATTAAGACTGATGTAGAGGCTGTTAAGAGATCAGTAAGAAATCTTATACTTACTAATCGCTATGAGCGTCCATTTCATCCAGAAATTGATGGTGGAGTGACAAGGCATTTATTTGAACTATCTGCCTTACATACTAAGCATGATGTAAAGAATGCAGTTAAAGTTTGTATTGCAAATTATGAGCCACGGGCAGAAGTTATTGATGTTTTTGTTGGTGGAGATTTAGATAAGAACGGATTTGATGTAACGATTATTTTTAGAGTTGTGAATCATCCAGACCCAGTAACGATTGAATTATTCCTAGAGAGGCTTAGATAGATAATGCCATCATCAAATAAATTAAATATCACAGACTTAGAGTTTGACGGTATTAAAGAAAACCTAAAAACTTTTCTAAAAAATCAAACTCAATTTCAGGATTATGACTTTGAAGGTAGTGGTATGTCAATAATGCTTGACCTACTTGCCTATAATACGCATTACATGGGTTACTATGCAAATATGTTGGGCAATGAAATGTTCTTGGATTCATCTTCCTTGAGAGAGTCGGTTATCTCTCATGCAAAACATCTCAATGTTCATCCTACTTCTGTAAGGGCATCAACTGCTACGCTTGATTTTACATTCACACCAACTGGTAGTCCTATCTCATTAACCATTGCAAAAAATACAAAGTTCACTTCAAGCTTAAATGGTGTTTCATATACCTTTGTTACAAATAAAACTACCACAGTTCCTAGAACAAGTGGTGGAACTTATACAGCAACTGGTGTTGAAATATGGGAAGGTAAAATTCTTAATAAAGCATATACAGTAAATGGTGCTGATGATACTCAAAGATTTATTATTCCTAATGCTGGAGTAGACACATCAACAATTACAGTCAAGGTACAAAATTCTGTAACTGATACTAGTGTTGAAACTTTCAAAGATGGAAACTCGATTGATGTAAACACAATTAAAGGTTCTGATAGAGTTTTCTTTTTACATGAAATAGAAAATCAAAGATATGAACTTACATTCGGTGATGGTGCTGTTGGTAGACAATTAAGTGATGGTAATATTATTTTTATTGAGTATATTGTAACAAGTGGAACAGCTGTTGATAAGATGAGTACCTTTACTGCTGTTGGTTCAGTGGCAGGATTGAATTCAGAAAGTTATACTCTAACTACTAATCAAGCTGCTAACGGTGGTGCAGATATTCAGACAATAGAATCTATACAATATCAAGCACCTAAACTTTATCAAGCACAAAGAAGAGCTACTACAAGGGATGATTACAAAGCAATTATATTAGAACAAAGGCCTGATATTGAATCATTAGTTGTTTATGGTGGAGAAGATGCTGATCCAGTTCAATATGGAAAAGTTTTTATTGGGTTAAAACCAAATGGAAATAATACTTTCAGTACTGCTACAAAGGAAGCTATTAAAAATTCAATTCTAAAACAGGTAAATGTTGTAACTGTTATTCCAGAAATTGTTGACCCTATATTCTTTTATTTGCTAGTTGATGTTACGGTGAACTATGACCCTGTTACAAACTTAACAGATGAATCTACTTTGAAAACAAATATCAATACATCAATACAAAATTATTTTCAGAAGAACTTAGAAAAGTTTGACCAGAAGTTTAGGTACTCACAACTTGTACAGGATATTGATAATACAGATAATTCAATTAGAAATAATAAAACAACGGTTAAATACCGACAATGTATTTCACCGGCTACATTAAATACACCCGCAACTTATACTTTGAATTTTAATAACGAATTGGAAAAGGGTAGTATTGTTTCAACATCCTTTACTGCAACAGATGGAAATACATACTCATTTGTTGATAATTCAGTTAATAAAATTCAATTAGCTAAAACAACAAATGGTGTTGTGAATATTCCGAAGGAATATTTTATTCAGCCAGATGGTTCAACAACGCAAGGAACTATTGACTTTACAACTGGAAAAATTGTATTAAATAGTTTTAGCCCATTATCAATAACTGATGGTTCAACTGCAATTGATTTGACAGTTACACCAAAGGTAAACAATTCTGATATCACACCATTGAGAGAACAAATTTTAACTTATAATGTGGATGCATCAGATACTATTAATATCAATATGGTTGCGGAAACGATAACTTAATATGGCACTAGTAACTCCAAATCAGCCGATTCATCCTACCTATGATGAACGTATAAGTGTACGAGTAGAAGGACAGCTTCCTGCATTTGTAAAACAAGACCATGAAACATTTATTGCTTTCATGGAGGCGTATTATGAGTATATGGAACAACAGGGTAAGCCTTATGAAATTATAGGCAACCTAACTAGTTATACTAATCTTGATGAAACAACAAATGAGTTCTTGGATTATTTCAAGAAACAGTATGCACAAGATATCCCTGAAGCAGTATTTCAAAATTCAAACAAACCGTTTGTTCTAAAACACCTTAGAGAATTTTATAGAGCAAAGGGTAGTGAGAAAGCATTCCAATTTCTTTTTCGTTTATTATATAAAGAAGAAATTACTTTTTATTATCCCGGCACCGATTTACTTAGAACATCCGCTGGAAAATATAATCGTAGTCAGATAATCAGAACGGTTGATACTACTGGTAGAGATATGGTCTTTACCATAACTGGTAGTTCTATCACAGGTAAGACATCCAAAGCAACTGCTATCGTTGAGCAAGTACTCAATGA